ATGTTTTTTAAAGATTGCTAATCATCTTTCATTCAAGCCCAACTTCGTAAATTATATGTTTAAGGACGATATGATTTGTGATGGGATTGAAAATTGTGTTCAGTATATTCATAACTTTAATCCAAATAAATCTGAAAATCCTTTTGCTTACTTTACACAGATTATCTATTATGCTTTTCTTCGTCGTATACAAAGAGAAAAACGTCAATTAGAAATCAAAAATAAAATCCTTGAACGTTCTGGATTCAGTGAAGTATTTACTGATGACAATACCCTTGACGGTGGAAATTATTCAGACTATAATAGTATCAAAGACGATATACACAGTAAAATAAGATACTAGTTTTATGCGTGTTGCAATAATCACTGACACCCACTACGGTTGCCGGAAAGGTTCAAAACTTTTTCAGGATTACTTTGAGCAATTTTATAAAAATGTATTTTTTCCGACCTTAGAAAAGGAAGAAATCACTACAGTAATGCATCTTGGGGATGCTTTTGATAGTCGTAAGTCAATTGATTATCAGAGTTTGGAATGGACAAAAAGAGTTGTATTAGATCCTCTTTTAAAATATGATGTACACATGCTCGTTGGAAATCACGATGCCTATTATAAAAATACTAATAGTGTAAACTCTCCATCACTTTTACTTCAAAATTATTCAAATATAAAAACTTATAGTGACCCTGAGGTTATTAAAATTGGAAACCTAAATGTTCTTCTGATTCCTTGGATTTGTGCAGACAATGAAGAAAAAACTTTACGTCTAATCAAAAAGAGTGGATGTAAAGTTGCTATGGGGCACTTGGAATTAAATGGATTTCAGGCTCATCGTGGGCATACAATGGATGATGGTATGGATTCTATTGTATTTGATAATTTTATAAAAGTATTTTCTGGGCATTATCATACTCGTTCAAATAATGGCACTGTATTTTATCTTGGAAATCCTTATGAGATTTTTTGGAATGATGTAAATGATACTCGTGGATTTCATATCTTTGATACTGAAACTCTTGAACATACTCCTGTAAATAATCCATATAAAATGTATCATGTGATTTATTATGATGATGATAATTATCAAACTTTTGATACTCGTGAGTATGAAAATAAAATTGTAAAAGTAATAGTTCGTAAGAAATCAAATACTAAAAAATTTGAAAAGTTTATTGATAAACTTTATACCTCAAATATATCTGAACTTAAAATTGTTGAAAACCTCCAAATTGAACAAAATGAAGAATTTGAGGCTTATGAATCAGAGGATACACTTTCTATTTTGAATCGTTATGTTGAAGAATCTGAAATATCTCTTGATAAATCAATTGTTCAGAAAATGCTTCATGAAATTTATCGTGAGGCATGTGAAATAGTTTAGATATGTTTTTACTAACAATTTATGGTAGAGAAAGAGAGGGAGCATATTCTGTTGTGAATGAATATGGGGAAAAAATTCTTTACCTCTTTGAAGAAGAAGATGATGCTGAAAGATATGCTATGATGCTTGAAGAAGATGGCCATCCAGAAATGCATCTAATTGAAATTGAAGATGATATTATGTTACAAACTTGCAATTTAAATGACTATAAGTATACTATTATTACTTCAAATGATATTGTAATTCCTCCAAATTATTAATAATGATTACATTTAAGACCATAAAATGGCGCAATTTTTTGAGTACTGGACAGCACTTCACGGAGATAGATTTTACCAAAAACAAAACTAATTTAATTATTGGTACAAATGGTGCCGGTAAGAGTACAATTTTGGATGCATTATGCTTCTCTTTGTTTGGGCGTAGTTTTAGAAAAATTAATAAACCACAACTTATCAATACAGTTAATGAGAAAGATTGTATTGTTGAAGTTGAATTTTTAATTGGAACATTAGAATGGAAAGTGATTCGTGGAATCAAACCAAATATCTTTGAAATTTATTGTAATGATAAAGTCATAGACCAAGTTTCTGCCTCAAATGACCAGCAAAAATGGTTAGAGCAGACAGTTCTTAAAATGAATTATAAGTCATTTACACAAATTGTAATATTGGGGTCAAGTGCATTTGTTCCTTTCATGCAACTTCCTACATCACATCGTAGAGAAGTGATTGAAGATTTATTGGATATAAAGATATTTTCTTCAATGAATACTGTAATTAAAGAAAAGATTCGTAAGATTCGTGATGAAGTAAAAACTTTAGAACTTAAAAAAGAATCTCTTTTTGATAAAGTTGAAATGCAAAAAAACTTTATTGAAGAACTTGAGAATCGTGGAAATGCAAATATAAATGCTAATAAAGAAAAGATTGCTAATTTAGATTCTGAAGTTGTTGATTGTATAAAAGAAAATACTTTAATTGAAGAAGACGTTCTTAAGAATATAAAAAAACAAGAAGAAGTTGCTGGTGCATCTGATAAACTCAAAAAACTTGGAACATTAAAGGGTAAAATATCACAGAAAGTATCAACAATTACTGTTGAACATAAATTTTTTAATGAAAATACGGTATGCCCTACTTGCACACAGGAGATTGATGAAGAATTTAGAATAAATAAAATTAATGATGCTCAAATTAAGGCTAAGGATTTGCAATCTGGTTATAAAGAACTTGAGGTGGCAATCAAAGAGGAAGAAGACAGAGAGCATCAATTTACAACACTTTCAAAAGAGATTACAAAACTTACACATGAAGTTTCTAGGAACAATACTAAAATCTCTGGATGCCAAAGGCAAATCAGAGATCTTGAAAATGAAATTCAAAAACTTACCAATCAACTTAAAAACAGAAATTCTGAACATGAAAAATTAGAATCATTTCAAGAAACTCTTCATAATACTTATGATGAATTAGCAATAAAAAAAGATTCTATTAATTACTATGATTTTTCTTATGGTCTCTTGAAAGACGGTGGAGTTAAATCTAAAATAATTAAGAAGTATCTACCGTTAATTAATCAGCAAGTCAATCGTTATTTACAGATGATGGACTTTTATATAAACTTTACTCTTGATGAAGAGTTTAATGAAACTGTTCAATCTCCAATTCATGAAGATTTCTCATATGCTTCTTTTAGTGAAGGTGAGAAACAACGTATAGATTTAGCATTACTTTTTACTTGGAGAGAAGTCGCACGAATGAAAAATTCTGTGAACTGTAATTTGATGATACTTGATGAGATTTTTGATAGTTCTTTAGATTCTTCTGGAACAGAAGAGTTTCTTAAAATTATTCAGTTTGTAGTAAAAGATGCTAATATTTTTGTTATCTCTCATAAAGCAGGATTGGAAGACCGATTTGAAAGTGTCATAAGATTTGAGAAAGTGAAAGGATTTAGTAGGATGGCATTATGATTGGTATTATTGGTAATGGATTTGTTGGTAATGCAGTTCATCAAAATTTAAAAGATAAAATTGAATGTAAAGTATTTGATGTTGATCCAAATAGATCTCCAAATACTCTAGAAGAAGTTTTGTCATCATGCTTTATTTTTGTATGTCTTCCAACTCCAATGAATAATAGTGGGAAATGTGACCTTTCAATTATTGAAAATTTCTTTTCAAATCTTCCAAATCAAGTTCCTGGTATCTTTGTAATCAAATCAACAGTTCCTGTTGGAACCACTGAAAAATTTGCACAGGTTCATAAAGTTATTCATAATCCAGAATTCCTAACTGCAAAAAATGCTGTAGAGGATTTTAAAAATTCTGAAAGAAACATTATTGGTGGAAAGCAAGAATACTGTGAAGAATTTTCACAGTTTTTTAGTAAAATGTTTCCAAATATTTCAAATCAAATTGTAACTTCTGGTGAGAGTGAGACTATTAAATATTTTTCAAACACTTTTTTAGCAACCAAAGTTGCTTACTTCAATAAGATGTATGATTTCTGTCAAGAAGTTGGGATTGATTATGATAGAGTAAAGGATGGTGTTACTGGTGACAGTAGAATTGGAAAGTCTCATACAGATGTTCCTGGATTTGATGGTGATCGTGGATTTGGTGGAACATGCTTTCCTAAAGATATTAATTCTCTGATTTATCAAATGGATGAAATTGGAGTAGATTCTTCAATTTTATATGAAGTTTGGAAATATAATCAAACTATTAGAACCAACATTAATTGGACAGTTACTTAAGTGGAACATGAACCTTCCTAACCAGGAGATTTTGTCGTATGATAGGTTCATAAGAAAAAAACCCATGCCAGTCAATCACGAAATCAAATCACAACTTGCTAGATTGCTTGCTACTGAAGACTTGGTGGTTGAACACAAAAAAGTACCTACTGCTTGTTTTAACGTTCATACTCGTGTGTTAACCTTACCTTTGTGGGAAAAGGCAAGCAATATTGTGTATGACTTATTGGTCGGGCATGAAGTTGGCCATGCTCTTTTTACTGATGATGTTGACTGGAATGAAGAAACTAATGTTCCTCAACAGTTTGTGAATATCGTTGAAGATGCTCGTGTTGAAAAGTTAATTAAACGTAAGTATGCTGGCCTTGCAAAAACATTTTATGGTGGATATAAAGAACTGAAAGAACAAGATTTCTTTGAGATTGGAGATGAAGATATTTCTACTTTTAATCTTGCTGACCGTGCAAACCTTCACTTTAAAATTGGAAACTTCTTAACATTAGATTTTAATTCTGAAGAAAGTGAGATTATAAACTTAATCGCATCAACTGAAACTTTTTCTGATGTGTTGAATGCGGCAGAAGAACTCTATAAGTATTGTAAAAATGAGGAAGAACAAGAACAAAAAGTTAATGAGTTAGATTTTCATAAGTTAGAAAATAATGATAATTCTTCTAATGAAGGAGAAGAAGAGTCACAACAGGAATCTGAAGAATCAGATGAAGGTGAATCAGATAAATCTCAACCTTCAGAATCTCAAACAGAACAATCTGAAAGAACTCAAGGAGAATCTGTAAGTAATACTCCTAAAGGATCTTCTAATGAACCAAAAATTCGTACAGAAGAAA